CGAACCAACAGAAGAAGAACTCGAACGGCAACGCAAAATCGTGAGAGAGGCCAGTGAGAGATTCAAGAAGGAACACGGGCCGCGAAACTGCGGGACGAATTGAAGAAATGAAACCGTATTATCAGGACAACTCCGTTACGATTTATCACGGAGATTGGCACGAGATCCTGCCTAGGCTAGGGAAATTCGATGTAGCCGTAACCTCCCCTCCTTACAATTTAGTAAAAGAATATTCCGGCGGCGGACCAAATAGCCGCATGAAGGCCCATGAAGCCCGTCTCAAGGAATGGTATGCTGACGAGCAGGTCGAAGAGGAATATCAGAATGATCAGCAGCGCTTGATACTAACACTACAGCAACACTGCTATGGGAGCATATTCTACAACCACAAGGTCAGGTATGCGCTGAAACGCAGGTCCGCTATCTATCATCCGCTTGACTGGCTGAGAGATTTTGAAATCTGGTGCGAAATAATATGGGACAGGTGTGGAGCACAGGGCGGAAACTCGAATCGAGTTTTAGTTCAGGATGAGCGCATCTATCAGATTGGCCGGCCGAAAGTATGGCATGGAGCAATGGGCTTCTCGACTATATGGAGAATCCCGCCGGTTAAGATAGAAGGCCACGTCTGCGCATTTCCGATCCAGATACCTAACCGATGTATCGAGCTCGCCACAGATCCAGGCGATGCGGTAATTGATCCGTATAGCGGATCTGGAACCACGTTGCTGGCCGCCAAAAACCTAGGACGTAAAGCGATCGGAATCGAGATCGAAGAGAAATACTGCGAGATCGCTGCGAAACGTATGGCGCAGGAAGTCTTCGAGTTCGGGAATGGATCAAATTCGACCGACACAAAAACAGAACAACCGATTTTGATTGACGCCTAACAAATCGGGTCATTAACATGAACTCCCGAAAGCGAAATGGCAGACACGAATACGAAGTCGAACCGGGGCGATGGGTGTCCCGGCAAAAGAGTTAATCAACTGCGCAATCGCCAGAAGCACAGCGCCCGAACGACAATCAACGAGGCAATCCGAAACGGATCGTTAAAGCGACAACCATGCGAGAAATGCGGAAATCCCAACGCCGAAATTCATCACTACACCTACGCCGACCCTTATGCGATTCAGTGGTTGTGCAAGAAGCATCACGACCATCCTCGACCGCATGGATTGTTTGAACTTCCGGTTGACTTAAATCCGCGCAAAGCAGGAAGACCAAAAGGCAAATGGATTCCACCGATTGAACGAATAGCCGAAAATCGTCGCAAGTTTTCCGTTGACAACAGATTGCGCTCGCGTTAAACGCGCATACATCAGCGAGCAAACGTCAAACGGTCGCAGCGACAGCAATACTGCCGTCAAGCTGTCTAAACGAGGCGGAAAGAATGTTCCCAACTGTAAACCCTTCGTAAAAGGCGACCCGCGCATCAACCGCAACGGCAGACCAAAATCATTCGATCAACTTCGGAAGCTGGCGCAAACAATCGCGCACGCCGAAGTTGAAACAAAGCAAGGCGACAAGATCACCGTTGCCGACAACATTCTTCGAGAGTGGGCCGCTAGCGGAGACGTTGCGAAACAAAAAGCGTTCGTTGAATACGCATTCGGCAAAGTCCCGGACAAGATCGAATCCACCGGCCTCGAAAATAAAACGACTTTAGTTCTTCGATTCGATCACGAAAACGGCGTCACAAATGGAAGCAACTGAACACCGGGTTATCGGTTATCTTCCGCCGTTTCACCAGGCGCAAATTGAGATTGCGACGGATGAATCACGTTACAAAGTCGTCGCTGCCGGACGGCGTTTCGGTAAAGGCGTGTTAGGCGTCAGCGCCGCATTCCGTTACGCATCGCGCGGAGGTAAATGCAGATGGATTTCACCCTCCTACGCTTCCGACTCATATCAGTCCGGTTGGCGCATGGCCGTCCAACTTGCAAAGCAAATCCCAACCGTCGAGGTTCACTTGCAGCGCCGGGAAATAAGTTTCGCGCGCACTGGCGGCGGCTGGTTGCAATTCAAGACCGCAGAAGAACCGGACAGCTTGCGCGGCGAAGGCATCGACTTCGTTGTGTTTGATGAGGCCGCGCACATAGACGGTCTTGAGGAAATGTGGGAACAATGCGTCCGACCTTCGCTCATGGATCGCCGGGGCGATGCGTGGTTTATCTCGACGCCGAACGGTTTCAATTATTTCAACACGCTATTTTTGCGAAGCAGGGACAATCAAGATTGGAGTGCATTCCAATTCCCGACATCGGCAAATCCGCACATCGCATTTGATGAGATTGCCGAGCTTCGCAAGTCTTTGCCCGCGCTCGTTGCCCGGCAGGAAATTGACGCCGAGTTTGTGCAGCTCGCGGGCGCATTGTTCAAGCGCCAAAACATTCAAGTGATCGACAGCGAGCCGCCGATTCAATATTGCCGAAGCTGGGACTTAGCTTTCACCGAAAAAACTACCAGCGACTACACCGCAGGCGCGAAAATGGGAATGACGCAAGATGGAACCGTTGTGATCGCTGACGTTGTCGCGGGGCAGATGGAATGGCCGGACGCTGTGCGTCTTGTTGCGAATACGGCGTTAGTGGATGGCGTCGCAGTCCGACAAGGCGTTGAAGTTGTATCAGCACAAATAGGAGTGCTACAAACTCTGCTCCGCGACCCTTTACTTGTCGCGCATACGTTCACCCCAATCGAAGTTCACCGGGACAAACTCACACGGGCGCTGCCACTCGTCGCACGATCCGAGCAGGGCAAACTCGCAATCGTTCGCGGCGCATGGAATCAAAAGTTTCTTGATGAGATTTGCGCGTTTCCCGAGGGCGCGCATGATGATCAGGTTGATGCTTGCTCCGGTGGTATGACTTTGCTTTCGCTGCCGACTGGCGCGATTGATGATGTCAGCAAAATCAAGATGGGCGCACCGTCACGGTTCCGACCGTCTTTCACGCCGCGAAGACTTGCGATAGCATGACGACCTTTGTAATTCTCACCGTGGCATATCTCGCGTTCGTTTACTTTTCCGAAGCATGAAGCTCAACGCCCCCAGAACAAAGCGACCCGCTCGACGCAAGACCGTCAAGCTTCGCACGAACGGCAAGCACCCGGTAAAAGGCGCAAGCGTCAACGCGCCAATCGGCATGAATCGCCTTCTGCGGCCACAGGCCCGCTACAACTGGCTAATGCCGAATATCGGCGCGATCACGCCGCAATACATCGAAATGGTTTTGCGCGGCGCACTCGCTGGCGCGCACGTTCCGCAATATGAGCTTTTCGATTTGATGCTTTCGACGTGGCCGGAACTTTCCGCGTGTTGTCAGGAACTCACCTATGGCGTGATGCGGAAGAAACTCGTTTACGAGCCGTTCCACGATGAAGACGAGAAGCCGACCCCGAACGCGATTGATCGTTGCGCGTTGGTCAGCACAGCATTGCGGCAGATGGAACCCGACCCCGATCATGACGGCAACGATCTTGGCGGAACTCTCACGAACATTCTCGACGGTTGGATCAGGGGTGTAAGCGTTTCGGAGATCGTCTGGGAATCGACCGACACGATGAACGTCGGCACAATCGCCGCGCCACGAACAACTTTTTGGGTGCAACCGACGCAATACGGTTTCGCATGGGATAACACCATCGGTTTGCGACCACGGAGCGAACGCGCCGGGCAAACGCAGCCGCCCTTTAGCACGACCAGCAGTCAGCCCGTGATCGTCGATCCGTTTCCGCCTAACAAATTTCTTGTTGCGATCCACAAAGCGAAAACAGGGTCGCCGCTCGGCGGGCCGTTGCTTATCCCACTCGCGTGGTGGTGGTGCGCGGCCAACTTTTCAAGTGATTGGCTTTTGAATCTCGCGCAAGTATTCGGCCTCCCGTTTCGTTGGGCGAACTACGCACCGAACGCGCCGCAAGCTACGATTGACGCAATTTGCAATATGCTGCAAAACATGGGCTCGGCAGGTTGGGCGGCTTTCCCCGTTGGAACCACGCTCGAAATGATCAGCCAAAACGCGCAAGGCAGCGATCACTCTCCGCAGGGCGAACTCCTCGACCGGGCCGACCGATACGCGCGCAACCTGATTCTCGGCCAGACCATGACCGGCACGCATGGCACGACCGGCAAAGGCGGCGGGCAAGCGTTCGGTGCGGTTGAAGCCGACGTTAAAAGTGATCGCATCGACGCCGCTGGCCGATTCGCCGAATCTGTGATCAACAAACAACTGATCCCGATGATTCTCGCGCTCAACTACGGCGACGCCAACGAACCGCCGAAGATCAAATTCTTGGAAGACGAAGTTGCAGACTTGAGTGAAGCGCAACGCGACACGGCATTGTCGAAGCTCATGCCGATTGGCCTCGACTACCTTCGCAAGAAATACGACGTGCCGGAACCGGCAGAAGGCGAGGAAACGACCGCAGACAATGCCGCAACGCAGAATCCGATGGATCAATTCGGCGGGTTTAACGATTTCGGGGCGGCTGATCCGAACAGCGAAACCAACGAGGATCAGTCAGCACCCGAAGACTTGAAAGCGGGCGAAGGTGGAGACAAAGCCGGTCATAAATTCAGAGGTAATCAATACACTGGCGGGAAACCAGATTACTCAAACTGGCAGGATCATAAACAAATTATGATGGTCGCCGGTGGATCAAATACTGGCTATAACGCACAACTTTCATACTTAGAACGAGAAGGCATTCCATTTGAAACTCATGGAGCTGCCGCACTTGGCAGCAGACGGCAGCACATTTCGATTCCTTATCACCGGCACTCCGTTTATCACGCTCGGAAGGCTGGAATGACTATAAGTAAGCACCAATCGGCACGCTACCTCACGCACGACATTTTGACGGATGAAGAATTACCAGAATTAAAGTCCAGCGACATCACGCTTCGATCACCGAGCGAGCTGCGCCCCTCCGTCGTGGACAATCACATCGTGCGCGGTTACATGGCGCGCATTGAATCAGGCGAACAACTTGACCCGGTTGAGTTGAAATCAAACGGCAGAATCAAAGACGGCAACCATCGCGCGGCAGCTTACAAGCAGTTGGGTTTGCAAGTGCCGACCGTGATCGAAGCAGGCGACAAACCAGGCCACGCTTTCCGAGGCAACCAATACGTGAACATAGGCGAAACCGTGAACACGCCTCACGGTCGCGGGATCGTAGTCGCGCAGGATTATCATAACGTTTGGGTCAGCACCACGAAAGGCATCAAAGTCGTGCCACGCAATCAGGTCTTGAAAGTGCCGCAGGACAAAAGCAAGTTTCCATCGCTATTGCACAGCGCCGAGAACGAACGGCGCGCGGCGCTCAACTCGAAGCTTGAAGAATTGAACGAGATTGAAGACGATGTGGTTTTTGCAGAGGAGTTGAAGCAACTCGCAGAGGGAATTAAATGAACGACGACACACAACCGATTGAATGCCGAGCGGCAATCGAAATCTCGCCCACGGCAACGAACGAAATTCTTTTTCTTCCGATTGGACTGCACGCAATCACGCCGGTCGCGGGCGGAATCGGGCGACCGATCAAGGTCAAGATCGGGCCGGATTCAGCGCAAGCGATTGAGAAACAGCGCGTGGCACTCATGGCATCAGGTAAACGCCCCTATTTCGATTTCAACCACGACGACAATCGAGCCGCATTCTGGCCGAAGTCGTTCATTTGGCGCAATGGCGAGGGTGTAATTGCAAGCGGCGAATGGTCGCAAAGCGGAAAGACCGCAGTGGAAGGCAAAGACTTCCGCGCTTTTTCCCCTGTCTTTCACGTGGACAATAAGCGCGCTGAAGCAGCCCTCGTCATTTGCAAAGAAACAGCCGACCCGAACATGGGCGGCTTAGTCAACAATCCAGCTTTCAAAGATTTGCCCTTGTGGGCAAAAAACGCCGAATCAATCGGCACGCCGGAGAACGGCGACAATGCAGAAACAAAAAGGAAACAAATGGAAACATCAGAACTCGACGCGCTCCGGTCGAAACATCAGGAGCTTCAGAGAGAGGTTGACGCGCTCAAAGCGCGAGCAGCCAAAGACGACACAGACGCAAACGCAGTCTTGACCCTCAACACCCGTGAAAGCGAATTGAAGGCGATCAATCTTGAGATTGAAAGCGCCGAACTCAAAGCGCAGAACGAACGGTTGCAGGGCGAGATTCGCGGCGTGAACAAGAAAAACGCCGAAGCAGCGGTGAAAGCCGCAATTCAGCGCGGTGCAATCCTGCCGAAGGCGACGCAAGTCCAAAACGATTTGATCAATCGGGCAACCGGCGATCCTTCGTTTCTCTCGGTTATCGCCGGGATGCAAGGCAACACAGCGATTGGGAGTCGAATAACTTCTCTCGACTCACGGATTGCAGTTCAAAACGAAGACCCCGGCATGATCTTCGGCGCATTAGCGCGCATCACGTCCGAAGCCAAGAAATCACGCAAATGGGAGGACAAAGTTAGTTGCTCCCGTGATTTCGCGGCCATGTATGCCGCGGAGTTCAAAGCCGGATCAGCGAACCGCGACAGGATGCTTGCGTTCCCAATCGACCGTCTTTCGGATGCGATCTTCGCAGCCGACGTCACTGACAGCGACTTGGGCACGTTGAGCGGAACTTTGGTCGTTCAGCGCACGCTTGAGCTTCTGAAATTCACGTTCCCATCGCTTGCGATGTTCACGACGGATTTCACGGCAGAGCAAGCCGCGTTCAATCAGACGATTATGACGCGCACCGTGGATATCCCGCCAGTCGTTGACTACAACACCTCAACAGGTTGGGCCACGGGCATCGACGCTCCGGTTACAACGGACGTGCCGATCACGATTGACAAACATCAGGGCGTGCCGGTCGCGTTTAACGAGCAAATCATGGCGTCAACAGTTCGCCGGTTGTTCGACGAACAAGCTCCCGCGCAAGCCTATGCGCTGGCAAAGGCGATGGTTGACGATCTGTATTCCAATATCACCGACGTCAACTTCACGAACAACACCGTTGTAGCGACTTCCGCATTCACGCGCGCGTCACTCATCGGAGTTGGAACGGCGTTGACATTGCGTGGCGTGCCTCTTGCGCTCGGCAATCGCACAGCGTTGCTTTACCCGACCGTGTTCGAGAAACTCGAAACCGACGCAACGTTGATGAGCCTTGCGGCATTTCAGCGCCCGCAACTGATCACCGATCCGACCAACGGCGGGACTTCACTTGTTCTGCCGGTCAGCAACTTCCAAGTTGTCAGCGCTCCGAACCTGCCGACCAACAACGGCAACGTGACCGGATTCGCGGGCAGCAAATCGGCGCTGTGCATCGCGACGAGGTTGCCGAACGATTATACGAAGTTTGCGCCCGGTGCGAGCTTCGGAAACGTGCAAACCGTTACCGACGCCGACCTCGGAATCAGCGTGATGCTCGTTCAATACGTCGATCACACGCTTGCAACCGGCAATCAGCGGTTCTCGCTAATGTATGGCACGAACGCCGGACAAGGCGCGGCGGGTCAACTGATCAAGGCCGCGAGCGGTTCAGGTTCGAGCAGAGCATAAATCTGGGCAAAACAAACACGATTCATTCGTGTTCCCTCACGTAGGTTAAGGGATTTCCCTGCGGGAGGGTGACGAGTGAAGATTTGGGCAGATCATAGCAAAGGTTGGTTCCACGGCTTAGGCGACGTGGTTTGTTTTGCGTGGTTAGGTCAAGGCATTATCGACGCGGGCAGCGAGGTTTCGTTCGTCGCACCCGGTTGGCAACGCGAAGTGTTGAAGCTTTTCCGTATGCCGATCACCGAGAACGAAGAAGGCGCGGTGTTCACCGACAAAGGCTACGAAACCGCCGTCCGACTCAATTCACCGCTCAATTATCTGCAATGGATCGCGCATCATCTTGGCGTAAAAGAAACGCCGACGCGCCCGAAGATTCAGCCCGACGCGATGTCGCGCGAAATGGGTCGCCGCGCTGCGGGAGACGTGCTGATTTTTCCGCATGGGGTATGGTCGCCTAGAATCTGGCCGAAAAACTATTTCGTTGAATTGGGTCTATTGTTGAAGCGCGAGGGTTATTCGGTGCGCTTCGTGACGAAAGAACGCGACTACGCTTTCTTTATGCCGTTCCACTGCATCGTTGGTAAATCGTGGCCGTTCATAGCGTCAGCAATTCAGGCGTCTCGACTTGTAATCGGGAACGACAGCGGGCCAGCGCACGTCGCCGGGACGATTGGAACGCGAACGATTGCGATTCACGGGCCCACGCAGGGCGCACGCATATATGGGCATTTGCCGGAAGTGACGCCGTTCGAGAAAAACTCGATTCCATGTGCCGGTTGCCATTGCCTGCCTGAATACAAAGGCGCGCAAGCATGGCGCGCGAGCTGTGAAATCGGTTGTCACCAGCTTTACCGCACGTTTCCCGAAGAAGTTTTTGAAATGGCGGTCAAGATTCTTGGGCGAAAGCGCGAAGCTTTTCTGCCGGTTGGGGAACCGTTACCGAATCCGTTTGAAATGGCTACAGCATGACGATTGACGCGAAACTTGGATATTCCTGCGACGACTACCACCAGTTGATTGCGTCAGCCGTAGGCACGCACGCGCAGCAACTTGGTCGAGACATTGATTACATTGAGATCGGAACGTTGACCGGAAATAGCGCCGAAGCGGTTCTGAAAACCGGCAAGGTTCATCGTGCAGTTCTCGTTGACAATTTCTCTCTCATCTG